TGCTTGATGCATTCTGGTTTGCTAAGCGTCAAGGATCTGACGGTACACAGGTTCAGCAGCTCCCTGGAGGTGCAAATCTTGGTGAGTTAGCAGATTTAATGTACTTTATTAAGAAGCTATATCGATCACTTAAAGTACCTGCTACACGTATCGATCCAGAAGATCGTACAGTTGATGGTACAACAGTCCTTCGCGAAGAGCTTAAGTTTGCAAAATTTATTATTAGGCAGCAACAACGGCTAGCTACAGCAGTAAAACGAGGTTTTGTTACCCATCTTAAGTTGCGAGGTATATGGGACGAATTGGAATTGTGTGAGACTAATGTTGAGATTATATTTAACCCACCATCAAATTATTTTGAGATGCGTGAATCTCAAAAACTCGAACTCAAGGCTGCTAACTTTAACACACTAGCAGGTAATGAATTTATTTCTGTTACTTATGCACAGAAGAAATATTTAGGATGGAGAGATAGAGATATTTTAGCTAACCGTGAATTTTTACGTAAGGATGCAGAGATGCAGTGGGAGTTAGCACAGATTCAAGCTGCCGGTCCAATGTGGAAAGAACAGCTTGCTGCATCATCAGGAGCAGAGGCTGAAGTAGGTGGTGAGGGTGGTGGAGTCGCCGGTGGAGACGGTGGTATACCTGAGTTTGGTGGAGGTCCAGCTAATACTGGTGAAGAAGCTGCAGGTGACGCAGGTGCAGAAGAATTTGATGCGGCGGTTGAGCCAGGTCCAGACGCAGGGGCTGATACTTAAACGTAAAAAAGCCGCTCCCTTAGGAGCGGCCTTGTTTAGTTAATATTTATTATAGGCTATCGTCCCAAACCAATATAAGGTTAGAGCCACGATTTTCTAAAATTTGAGTGAGTACAGCACCACTAGTAGGTACTACGGTAGTATTGATAAAATCTGCGAGATAAGCTTCAGTGTAACGACCATCTGGTTGCCCACTTGTTGCTGGAACTATAGTTACTTGGTAAGCCATATCAATATTTAATACTTTATGTCTTAGATACCATATTTTTAGGTACCTTTTTCATCGCAACTGATTAAATAAATGTATGGCATCTGCATGTGAAATAACACCCCTCTCAGCTTTTTTGTCTACCAACCTTAATAATAGAATTGAAACATATGGTAGGCTAGGTGATAGAATTAAAAGAGCTTTAGGTTACCCAGTTGTATCGTTAGAAATACATTCTGATCAGTTAAATGAAAATATTCAGATAGCCGTAGAATATTTTACTAAATTTGCAGGATATTCGAGAGAATATATGATTTTTGACTCAAATTTGTATGAAACAAATAAAGGTATTAGACTAGATTTATTATATACATTAGCAAATACCGATTTAGACACAACAGCAAAAAAAATAGCTGGTACCAATCCACTTGGCCCTAGTTCAGAATTTTATGGTGAAACTCCAGATATAGTTTATACCTCCCAAGCAGATGTACTGTCATCAGTGTTTGCAAGCTCATCAGCGTTATCTGCGGATTTTGGCAATGGAATAAATGAAGGGGAATTATTTGACCATACACTTACAACTACAATTACTGCTTTTAATAATTCTCTTTCAGCTACTTTTAAACCTAATGTCAGACGTACGCTATCGCGAGCAGGATCTGCTAGTGAAATGACAACATATCAAAATGTATATGATTATGATGTAATGGACTACAGAAAGGTTATAGCTGTTACAGATTTTGAAGAAGGTTCAAATACTGGTATCAATACATTGTTTACTTTGGAACAGACAATGGCACAACAAACATACTTCTCATATGCTATGGGTAATTATGGATTTGATCTAGTATCTTGGTATACTCTTAAAGAATTTATCGATACTCGTGAAAAAATGCTGGCCCTTAAACGAGATCTTGTTTTTGATGAAAGATCACAATACCTCAAAATTTACCCGCAACCACTACATGAACGGTTTTATGGGATAGTTTCAGCTTACTTAGAAAAACCAATACGAGATGTTATTAAAGAGCAATGGGTATACGAATACGCGTTAGCTTTATCGATGATTACAATCGGTAGAGTGCGTGGTAAATTTGGTCAAGTTAGTCTACTCGGTGGTGGCGCTCTTAACTATGATTTATTACAGGAAGGGCAGCAACGTAAGGCGGAGCTTGAAGAAGAGCTTATGACAGGAGCAACCTCTGGATTTGGTAGTAATGATCCGGTTGGATTTATTATTGGTTAATGAATAAAAATAAAAAATACCGTCAAGGAATATTTGTCCCCGTAAATCATAACAAGTTTATAGGAGATCGTGCTGTTTATAGATCTGGTCTCGAATTAAAATTTTTTAGATTTTGCGATAATAACGAAAAAGTTTTAAGATGGGGATCAGAAAATATTAAGATACCGTATTATAATCCACTAACTAAAAGAACACATAGGTATCATATAGATAATTATGTTGTTATAAAGGAAGGTGAAAAAATTACTAAGTATTGTGTTGAAATAAAGCCATATAAACAAACGAAACCTCCAACTACAAAATATAGAAAGAGAGAGCATCTCATATATGAGCAAAAGCAATACGTAACTAATCAAGCTAAATGGGCTGCGGCTAAAAAATATTGTGATGGTCGTAATTATAAATTTTTAATTTTAACTGAAAAGGAGATTTCATAAGCTTTTGACATAAATATATGTATGTCAGTTAAACTAAATCTTGTTTGCGAAAACCCAGACATCGTTGATCAATTCGAGGTCTTCGAGGAGCAAACCAATAAAGATAGTGCTAAATCTCTTTTTATCAAAGGCCCTTATATGATGGCCGAAGGGGTAAATCGTAATAAACGATTTTATCCACGAAATGAGCTTGAGCGAGAAGTTGCATCCTATAACGAAAATTTTGTAAAACCAGGTCGGGCAATGGGCGAATTAAACCACCCCTCTTCTGCGGATGTTGATCTTGAGAGAGCGTGTCATATGGTAACAGAGCTTACACAAGATGGTGATGTTTTTTATGGTAAATCAAAAGTACTTACAACCCCATGTGGTCAGATTGTTCGATCCTTAGTTAATGATGGTGTTAAAGTAGGAATGAGCTCTCGCGCTCTTGGTACTTTAGAAGAGAGCAGTGAGTATAATACAGTGCGTAATATGAAACTAGTAGCCATAGATTGTGTTGCAGATCCATCTTATCCTAAAGCATTTGTCAACGGTATATTGGAATCTAAGCAATGGGTTCTTGCCGAAGACGGTAAATATGAAGAAATTTACGATCAGTTTGAAAAAAGTGTTTCTAAGTTACCACGAAAAGAAGTAGAAAAATATTTGCTTGAACGCATTATGAGCTTTATTAACAAAATTTGATTAACTTACAACCCTTAATAAATAAGAATATGTCTGAGAAATCTAACAAAAACAACACAAAAGACAAAATAGTTAAGTTTATTGATGCTATTTCTGGTGAGAACTATGCAGCTGCTAATAAATATTTACAGTCGGCTGTTCAAGACAAACTCGAAGCTCGAATTCGTCAAGCAGCAGAAAAACCAATCTTTTAATTACTATGAATAAAGAATCACTACCAACCGAATTACAAGATGTCCTTACTGAAGATTCAGTAGAGTCAATCGAGGTAGCACTTAAAGAGAAAGTTGAGCTTTCTGTTGAAGCTGCGCTCGCGAGCCAAGACGAACTTTACGCTGAAAAGCTTGAGACCCTTATTACACAAATTGATAAGGATCATACAACTAAGATGCAAAGTATTGTTGAAGCTGTTGATAAAAATAATGCTACCAAATTAGGTAATGTTATTAAAAAATATGAAGCAGAGCTTAACGATGGAGCATCTCAATTTAAAGAGACTCTCGTTGAATCTATTTCCAACTATCTAGAAGAATATATTGATGAAGCTGTTCCAACAGCAGCTATTGAAGAGGCAACTCGTAACAATACGGCTATGACCGTTCTCAATAATCTCCGCTCTACACTTGCTGTTGACTCGTCTCTTATGTCAGAGTCTGTAAAAACTGCAATCGTGGAAGGTAAAACAGAGATGGATGAGCTCAAAGCAGAAATTGCTGAACTTAAGAAAACTAACCAAACTCTTAATGAGAATTACAATCAGGCTAAGTCTGCTGCGTTCCTTGAGAATCGATGCGCTAAGTTTAGTAGCAAAAAATCTGCATATCTTAAGAAAGTTTTATCAGATAAGTCTCCAAGATTTATCGAAGAGAATTTCGAATACACTGCACGTCTTTTTGACCGTAAGGAAAAAGAGCAACTTGAAGTTATTCGTGAGGAAGCAATCAGCAATCGCACTGTGAAAGCTGATGCTCCGAAAACAGTTGTTGAGGAGAAAACTAAACCATCGGTACCATCAAACCCTTATCTTGAAGGGTTGGACTTGATGAAGTAATTTAGTTTGATTCATAAACATTGAGGCATTCGGTGCCTGAGTCGCTTGGGGTTACCCCATTTAAAATAAACAAAACAAATTAATTATTATGAATAAACCACAATCATTTATTGATAAAGATCGCGCTAACACCCTCTTGGAAAAGTGGGCTCCAGTGCTTGATTATACATCCGATTCCGTTAAGGCAATCGACGATGCTCACACCCGTTTGAACACGGCTGTTCTCTTGGAGAACCAAGAGAAATGGTGCCTTGAGGAGGGATCCTCTGTAGGCGGCGGTGCCCTTGGTGGCGCTGCACAAGGCGGAGTACAGTTTAACCCAGCTTCCCAAATTGGATCTGGTGATAATTATGCTCCAGCAGATGCTCGCCTTCCAAAGGTGCTCATCCCAATGATCCGTCGTACATTCCCTGAGCTCATCACTAACGATATCGTTGGTGTTCAGCCCATGAGTGGTCCAGTTGGTCTTGCATTTGCTCTTCGCTATGCTTACCAGTCTGATACCCTTGGTACAGGTACTGATGGTAAGACACCAGCTGTTGCAGCTGCTGCAGGCGTTCCACACAATGGCGCTGCAGGTCTTAATAACTCAGAGCTCGGTTATCAGCTTCTTGATACTCGTTTCACTGGTGCATCTGGTAATAACCAGCTTTCCGGTGCTACTGGTTACTGGAATTTCAACGGTAACGATCAGGGAGTTGCACAGATTCTTTCTGCGTTCGAGGTTACAGGTGATATTCCACAGGTTGAAGTTAAGTTCGAAAAGACAGCAGTTGAGGCCGGTACACGCCGCCTTGGTGCTCGTTGGTCAGTCGAGCTTGAGCAAGACTTGAAGAACATGAACGGTATCGATATTGACGCTGAGATCACTAATGCAATGAGCTACGAGATCCAAGCTGAAATCGACCGTGAGATGCTTATGCGCATGATTCAGTCTGCACTTGGTGCTGGCTATGGTCCAGGTTTCTCGGTCTGGTCACCTGCTTCTGCAGATGGTCGCTGGCTCGTTGAGCGTAACCGTGACTTCTATCAGCGTTTGATTATCGAAGCTAACCGTATTGCTGTTCGTAACCGTCGTGGTGCTGCTAACTTTATCGTTGCTACCCCACGTGTATGTGCTATCCTTGAGATGCTTCCTGAGTTCCAGTGGGTCCCAGTTGCTGGTGACGTCAATACTCAGCCAGTAGGTATCGGTAAGGTTGGTTCAATCGGTGGTCGTTTCAACGTTTACCGTGATACCCGTACTGAGTCCACTTACAACACTGGCTACGGTCAGACTGTTGGTGGTGGTGGTACATCTGGTATTGAGTACGCACTTCTTGGATATAAGGGACCTGAGTTCTATGACACAGGTATTATTTATTGCCCATACATCCCGGTAATGGTACAACGTACAATCGGACCTAACGACTTCGCACCACGCGTAGGCTTGCTTACACGTTATGGAGTTGTTGATAACATCTTCGGTAGTAATCTTTATTATCACGTTATTATCGTACAGAATCTTGGCGCTGAGTTTACTCCGGGTTCAAGCTCTGTTTACTTCTAAGATTAACGCTTAGTATAACAATTAACCAGAACGGGCTCAGAAATGGGCCCGTTCTTTTTTGTAAAAAGTGGACTTGATTGATTAAATATTAACATATGAAATTTACTAACATTACTCTAAATGGGACTGACGAGTCTGGGGCAAGAAGCGGTCAAGGACTTCGACGTTTTGAACATCACTATGTT